GATGGCTTGGATCCAGAAGATAATCCAGATGATTGGGAGAAAGTTTATGTATAACAACAAACCAAAAAGACCAAAGCCAAATCCAAGACCAAAGAGGTAATCATGAGTTATAGACCTACAGAACAGATGGCAAACAATGCCAAGCGCGGATTAAAGATGCGTGAAGAAAGCACACCCAGCAATAGAGGTGGCACTAGTGTGGGTCTTGCAAGAGCAAATCAATTTGCAAAGCGTGAGAGTGTCAGTTTAGAAACTGTCATGCGCACATATCAGTTCTTGAGCCGCGCTAGAGTTTATTATAAGCCAGGAGAGAATACCAAAGGCACGCAAGCATATCTATTATGGGGAGGCCCTGCAGGATTGACATGGGCTAGTAAGATATTGCGTGACGAAGGAGTGATCTGATGTATGATCACAAGATGGACATCGATCTGATTCACAGAATGGATGAGAAACAGATATTGCTCAAAGCCAGAAACTTGCGCAGATGGAGCACGATGACAAAGGAACAATTTAATGATATCACAAACGCAGTCGCATACAGACTCAAATATTTTGGATATAGGTTACAAAATGCCTGCTGTGGTAGGTATTCAGTTACCAAGATTGACGAAGAGTGATGGTACCACGTTCAACGTGTACCTGTCAAATAGGAACAAACAACATGAACAAATCAACGATATTGACCGAGATATTAATAGGTCTATTGATAGGAATATTGATAGCGATAATATGGTGAACATATGAACATACAACCAAAAAGTAATAGAGGCGGCAAACGCCCAGGTGCTGGTAGAAAGCCCGGCGCCATACAAAAGTTAAGTGGAAGCGAATTACTGAAACAAATACAACGCACTACTGGCAAACGCTTTGAGCAATTGCTTGCAGAGCATTATCGTGATAGTTATTTGCGTGAAGATTGGCAAGCAGTCCGTGACTATGAAAAAACTATATTAAGCAAAGTCGTTGCGGATAAAGTCGATGTCACAAGCAATGGTGAAACTATGAGTGCGCAATTCGTCTTTCCACAACGTGAATTAACAGATTGGTCAAACATACCAATAACAATAACGACTGATGCAAAAAATTGAAGTCCCGTTATTTGGTGAGCAATCGACATTATTGCGTGATATGCTTGACAGTGACAAGCATTGCATTCATATCGTGCCCGTCGGTAGCGGCAAGACATTCTTGGCAAGCATAGCATTGCCTATCTTTGCCACAGACATTCGCTATCACAAAGGCAAAGACATAATTTACTCAGCACCAACAGGTGCGATGATAAAATCACTGATATGGGAACCATTAAAGAAAAGTTGCATCAATCATTTTAATTTGCGTGATGGTATCGATATCAACAACAGTGAACTAACCATAAAGTTTCCTAATGGCGTGTTCATTCGTTGTAAAAGTGCAGAACAAAGAGAGAATCTTAGAGGTTTAAACGTAGGTGTTTGGGTCGCTGACGAAGCAGCATTGTATACCAGCGACACATTGCAAGAAATCACAAATAGATTGCGTCCTAGTGTGGGTCAACCCGACAGTCAAGGTAGACTGATCGTGATAAGCACGCCCAATGGCACAGGACCCCTGTACGACCTATTCAAGATGGCTCTTGATAGGCCCGAAAAGTATATCGTACGGCACTATAATTATGAGCAGATGCGATCAGGCAATCTTGCTTATATCACTGAGCAGAAACGAATACTAAGTCCACTCAAGTTCGCACAAGATTATTTGTGCGCATGGGAAAGTGTCGCAGACCAATTTTTCTATACGTTTGACAAACATAAACATACCACTGACAATATCATTGATCGCGGTGGTGATTTGTACACGTTTCATGACTTCAATAAAAGGGTCATGTGCGCCATTGTTGCACAGGTAACAAGAGCAGGCGAATCAGATGGTAAGATTGAGATCATAAAGTCATATGCTATAAATGATTGCAGTACAGAAGGCATAGCAGAAGCGATAAGACGAGATTTTCCTAAACGCAGATTGTATAGCGTGATTGACGTATCAGGCGCGCAGATCAATCGTGATACTACAAGTCCTTTTGGTGTAACAGATCGCATCATACTTGAGAAATATGGTTTTCAGATCGTGAGCATACGCAAAGCCAACCCATTGATCACTGACACTGATAATACAGTCAATGCATTCATCAATAGAGGTGGATTGTTTGTACACATAGATGACAAGTACCTATTAGACGCATTACAAACATACCATTTCGAAGATGCAACACGCAAACGTCTTGTGAAATATACAGAACAAAAATATGCACACATAGACGGTCTTGGTGATGCATTGCGTTATGGTATACATCATTTGTTCCCTATCACATATGGAAGATCATTTCCAGAATATGTTGGTATGGATCAACGATTTGCAAGAGCAAACGATCCTGCAAACAAATACTTGCCTGACAGTCCATTGTATCCCGGGGGGCCGACGATGGAAGAAATCATCAATGGTGAAGATCCAAATCTAGATTATCAAGTATATTAACTATTCATTTAAAATAAATAAATAATAGTGTATCGGAGAACAAATCATGGATAATTCAACAAATCAATCAAAACGTACTAAGCGCCATTATAGAACGGCGACTGCATATCAACGCATGATGGAGCGTGTAGATATACCTAAAGATAAAAGTAAATGCTGGTTATGGACTGGGCCAGTGAATAACGCAGGATATGGTATGATACGTGGCGACAATGGCATACCTAAAATGATGACAGTTCATAGAGTCGCAGCAAAACATTTAGGTCTAGATATAGACAACAAAGAGATACAGCATACATGTTTGACTAAAAATTGTGTGAATCCTGATCACTTAGTTGAGGGTGACACTAGAACTAGACATGAGCGCATAGTTAAAAAACATGGTAAGAACTTTCAAAAGCCAAAGAATCCTTACTTGACATGCGAACATTGTAAAGGTGTTGATCATGTAACATGGTATAGCAGAAAACATCGTGACTGCTATCCAGGCATGTTTAGTAAGTACAGAGAATATAAACGCAAGTAAGTATAAATAATATAATAACATAGGGTGACAATATGGACTTCGAAATGATGGTTGAGATGTATCACATCAGCAAATTCTACATACCACAAGATGATCATTATGATCTTGCAAAAGATGTAGTTCGTTATTTGACCGATATGGGTCACACTGCCGATGAAATCGAGAATGCTTTCGGTGAGTTTCCCGAAGTAGTAAAAGCAATCGATGAATATTCAATGTATACGCAAGAAACAGAAGATGTAATGGATATGGACGTAGAAGAATACGTTGATATGAAAAAAGAAGATTATGCAGATGAGAAATTCGGCGGCGACTATTACGAATATCTAGACGATGGCGAATAATCGCTAACGGAAAAATCTATGACTAATTATTATCAAGATTACATGACCCAACGCAGAAATGCTAGCAGAAGAGATATAGAATTTAACTTATCATTCGATGAGTGGTTAACCATATGGTCACAATCAGGTAAATTAGAATTAAGGGGCAAAGGCGCTGGCAAATACCATATGTGTCGTAAAAATGATATAGGCGCATATGATATAACTAATGTATACATCGATCTTGCAGAAAATAATGGCTCTTTACCGCATAAAGGTAAAGCAAAAAGTTCAAAACAAAAATTTAAAATGAGCCTTGCACAAAAAGGTGTAAAAAAGTCTGAGACAGCCATTGAAAATAATAGAGCCAGTCAATTACATAGACCAAAATATGATTGCCCGCATTGTAATAAGTTAGTTAGCGGTCTCGGTAATTTAAAACAACATGTTGCTAGTAAGCACACGGAATTAATTTAATATGAACGTACAAGAACTGTTACATAAAAATCCTATTTACAATGCTATCTATGAACAGATGCTTGCATACCAGTACTCATTTTTGGGCGGTTATGTATTCAAGACATATGTGCGCAAAAAGCGCCCAAGCGAAGATAGCAATCTGTACCTCGACTTAGTGCAAAACACAGTAGCACAACCTATATGTCGTTATATCGTTGACACCATCAATGATGTATTGTTTGAGCCAGGCATCAAACGCGAATTAAAGTTCTGCACACCCACTGGTGCGTACATAGATCCAAACAATACTGAGTGGGCACAACTCATGTTGCTTGATGCCGACTTACAAAACAGATCAATGGATGGCTTCATGGAACAAGTTGGTGATCTTACCAGCATATATGGACACGCGTGGATATTCGTTGACATGCCTAAAGAAGATGAAGGCAATCTTGGCAGACCTTATGTTGTCGCTGTCAATCCATTAAATGTATGGAATTGGGAGTGGGAATGGTTTGGTGGCAAGCCAATGGTCAAGCATGTCAAAGTATTAGAGAGTGAAGATAAGACTGACTATTACATCAAGTGTTATCATCTTGGTACTGACGAATACCCAAGTTATTGGAAGAGTTATCGTGTAGGCAAGAATGCCAGCAAGAATGATGTCGAAGAGATTGGTAGTGGTACTTATCCTGCAGGTATGGCAATACCTGGCTTCATCGCATATGGTCGTCGTGACCCAAGAACATTAGATATCGGCGTAAGCGATATCGATAGCGCGAGTGACGCACAAAGAGAACATTACAAATTAGAATGCGAAGCCTATACTAGTGTGCAATTTGCAAAAACAATTATTCGTGCAGATAAAGGCGTTGCTATTCCTGTACATGCAGGAGCAATCGTTCGTGCAAGTCAAGGTCAAGTCGAGACTATTCCAGTCGATACAGGTGACGTTGACAAAGTTACTAGTCGCCAGCGTGAGATACTTGAGCAGATCGAAGCATTGACTGGCTTAGGTGGCTTGCGTAACACAAAGAACCAAATCGCGTCAGGCGTTGCTATCATAGAAGAACGCAAGACATTACACAGACTTGCAAAGAGCAAAGCCCGCTTGATGGAAGTCGCAGAAGAATTAATATTCACTTATGCCGCACGATTCATGGGAATGCGTTGGGCAGGTGAAGTGCATTACAACACAGATTATGAAGCACATGATACGAATTATAGATTAGCCTTGATGGGTCAGGCTAAAGCCATGGTGCAGAATAATCCTATCATCGAC